CTAGCCTTCCCTTTTGTGGGCAGTGCAGCAGTACTTAACTCACAATGTGATCTCTATTGGGATTACGTCCCATTGGAAGAGGCACCGCCAACAGGCTTTAAGCTTTACAATGATGGTGCTCTGCTATTTACTCTGGACGATCCCGCCGCCCGCTCGGTATCTTGTGGTGTGGCCGGCATGACACCAGGAAACTACAACCTGACCATCACAGCCTTCAACGCGGAGCTGGAATCTGAGCCTTCCGACCCGCTGGCTGTAACGGTCGTAACCTTTCCGGCACCAACGAAATTGCGGCTCACCATAACATTTGAGTAAAAAAGGCAAGGAGGTAATGTAATGTCTTTACTGGCACGGTTAAATGGCGATGAAGAGCCTAAAATTCCAGTGCACCAATTTTGGGCTGGCATGAAAGAAATAGCTTTAGGGGAAGTAACGGTAGCACAATTTAAGACTTATTTTGAGCTTACTGGTGTTGACGGAACTGACTTTGATTGGCTTGTGGGTAAATACACCGCTTCGACTGACCAAGAATTATTTATAGAGTTGCTGCATGTTATTTTTGTGTTGGCAGAAGTTAAGACGCCAGGATATGCAAATACGGCCGACATAACTTCTAGAATTAATAGGATTGCATAATGAGTAATATAGCTGTTTTAAGTGGAGTGACACCAGAGTCTGGAGATTCGACTACCCAAGATTATACGTCTAGTGGTTTTGGTACGCCTACTGCAGCTATAGTTATATTTGCTAAAGCTACCGTGTCCGAAACCCCAACAAGCAATGCTGCCATTAGCATGGGTTTTATTACAGCCGACGATGATATGGCAGTTTCTATTTCCTCTAGTGACAACTTAGCTACGACTAGTTGTTCTAGGTATTACAGCGCATCTAAGGCATTAGCGGATGTTGATGGGGGGGTAGTGAATAGGTTTGCTACCGGCTCTATAATAACCGATGGAATCAGACTAGTTTATGATGGTGTTTTTGCTGATGCTTACCATATACAAGTTCAGCTTATAAAGGGCACATCAGATGTTAAATTAGTTAGTGAGGCCATTGGCCTAGGTGTCCATGATATAACCTCGATTGGCTTTAAGCCGACTGTTTGTTTTCTTAGTACTATCGGTTTTGGTAGTCCTGATGCGCTGGCAACCGGTAATCTATTTGGTTTTGGTGCTGTACACAATGACTCAACGGATATAGTTAAGCAATGGTACTATGGGTTGTATTCTGGTAATGCTAGGGTTACATCATTATGTTCTAGTGTAATCCGTGACGATAGTTGTATTGGACAGACGGTTGACGGTGTACAAACTTGGACTGCTGTAGCCTCTGCTTTCGATTCTCAAGGGTTTACTCTAACTACAGCAAATGATGCGCTTGATGATGATGTGCAAATTCTTGCCCTGTCTTTTCCTGATCCTGATTCTATTTATTTAGGTATTATAGATACGCCAACAATCACTGGTGTAACAGGCACTTACATAACTAGTTTTACTCCTGAAGCATATTTATTATATGGTAGTGTAAACAGCTCTTTGAATACCATTGTAACCAATGAAACAGGCATTTTAAACTCTTTTAGTGTTGGTTTTGTTGCCGGTAGTAGTGAGGTATCAGCTGGTTATGCGGACCAGGATAATCTTGCTACATCTAATACAGCATCTTATTACTCAGATAGTAAGGGATTATTTTGCTTGCGCAGCGACCAGAATGTACTTTACTCCGCAGGTCATTCTAGCTTTGAGGGCAATGGCCTTAAATTAGACTTCTCTACTGTAGATACTTCGGCCAGGAAAGTAGGATTAGTTGCATTTAAAGCCGAAGCCATTACGCCACCAGCGGGAGGCGGAGGCCGACCTGTGACATCAAGGGGCCGCATCCTAACTGCTCGGGATGATAGGAAGCTGCGTGAGAAGATTGTTGTGGAGCTGAGGGAAGTCGAAGAGGTCAAGATTGACACCGCCGCACTGTCCAGCTCCCTCGATATAATCTTGCGTGAGTTCGAGCAAGAGAAGGCGGTCGAGAAAGACAGGCAAGAGGAGCGTATCACGCAGATAATCAGAGAGACAATCCGCTTCGAGCACAAGCAAAGGGACATTAAAGAACAAGTAGCGGCCATCGAACAACTCAGTAGAGATGGTAAATTCCTGGAGGCACTCATTGCCCTCTTGCTTGCGCGCCTATTATGAGTTAAAATCGGCCTATACCCTTATAAGTCATGCTGATATGGAAAAGGATTACGAAGAGTGCTTAAGAGAATTGCATAAGCACCCGTATTTTGAGGAATTACGAAGGGAGCTTGAACACAATCCGATACTATATGTGCCTGAGTTTAAACCTGGCGCAAACCCGCAAGATTGGATATACAGCTCTGGAATGAAACGTGGCTATTTAATTGCCCTTAACATATTTGGAATCGATATTGATGACTGAAGAAAATTTACAATCTCAAGAGCAAGCGCCTGAGAAACAAACGCTTGAGGACCTTTATAAGGAGTTCGAGCCTAAACTACCCGCGAAAGAGCAACCCGAGGCAGCAAAAACAACAGCGCCCAATGGGAATGATACCGCGATCCTAACGGAATTTAATTCTCTCAAAGCCGAGATCGAAGCCGACAAGTTGGCACGGGCTCGTGAAAAGGAGGATAAAGATTTCAAAAGTGCCGTAGCAACGCTGGCAAAGTCCGCAGGGTTGGAGGGAAAGGATACAATACTGAAAGGCTTCCTGTTGGGTAAGGCGACAGAAGACGAGCGCCTTCGTACCCTTTGGGAGAACCGGAGTATCGCACCAAAGACTTGGGAGGCTGCTTTGGAACTTCTTGCCGAGGAAGCCAAATCTCAGATTACTGTGACTGACCCACAGCTTGAGGAAAACCAGCGCGCTATGGAAGATTCGCAACGTACAAGGAGTGCGACTGCCCCTCAAGCCCCAACGCAAGAGCAGGATATCATGAAAATGTCTGATGGGGAGTTTGACTTCGCGTGGCAGTCCCTCATTAGAGGAAACTAATGGCAACAACTACCACTTTTCAAAGTTATGTAACCGCACCAGTCAATAATGTACTGATGCGGGGCCTGTTGTCTGCGGCTCGCCGGGTATTACCATATTTCAACGGTACGATTCCTGGTGACTTACAGATGATGGGTGGTTCAGCGACAGTAAAATGGCGCAGGATCGACAACCTAGCATTAGCTACGACAGCCCTGGGCGAAGTTGATAGTGCGGTTTTTGGGATGGGCAGATCTCCTGTAACCCCGACCGTAACCAACATCACAAAGGCAGTCGAGAAATACGGCAGCTTCTTCTATCCTTCTGAGGAAGTAGATCTTTTCAACATCAACAGCAAATCGGCACAACTCCTAGATAACCTTGGCGAGAATGCAGGCGCAAGCTTGAATGCCCTGGCCCGCGACGAGTTTGCCAATGCAACCAACGTTCGTCTAGGCGGCGGAGTGGCTACGGTCACAGCTATCGTGACGGGCATGTCCACAACTGATATCAAGTATGTGGTCAACCAACTGAACCGCACATCGGCCATGAAAATGTTTCCGATGGGACTGGGCTCCGACAAGATTACCAGTTCAACAATCCGCGCATCTTACTTTGGTATAGTTCACCCCGATATCGAAGAGGATGTCCGTGAGTTGACTGGATTTATTGGCGTTGAGCAGTATGCGCAAAACCTACAGACCATCATCGGTGAGTTCGGTGCAGTCAAAGGTGTGCGTTTTGCTGCATCCGAGATTTCCACGATTGATACCGGCGCCGGCACAACCTCCATCGCTGGTTTCCGTGGATCAACCGATATCCTGAATGATGTTTACTCATCTTTCATCTACGGTAAGGAAGCAGTCGGAACGGTCGGGCTTGGCGGCAGTATGTCAGACATGGTTATGCTTGGTGGGCCTGAAACGGCAAACCAATCGGCCATCGAACTGATCAGCGTTCCCCCAGCGGCTGCTAGTGTGGCCAACCCGTTTGGGGAGGTCGGTGTTCTAAGCTGGAAGGCTTGGTTTGCCGCGAAGGTTCTGAACGAGAATTGGTTGTGGCATGTAAAAACGCTTAGTGCTGATATCTAAGCTTAACGAAGGGACTCAATTCAGGGGGGCTTATGCTCCCCTTTTTTTATAGGGGCAAGAATGAGTACATATTTATCTGTTGTTAACGAAATGTTGATCGCTGAGGGGATTCTTGCCGGTGACGATGACGAGATTTTAAGCTTCGGCTCAACACAACATGTGGCCTCAATCCGACTGGCAAAGAGGGCCGTTGTTCAGGAGCTAGCCCATCTCGTGAGTAGGCAGCTACTACCGTATGAGAAAACAGATGCGATCCTCACAGTGACAGGGCGCACCGCAACCCTCGCCTCAGACTTCATTAGGATGCAAGATGAGCAGCCATTCATGCTTGAGACAGACGTTAGCGGAGTCAGTCAAGGGACTTACATCTGGGAATACCCAGGTGGAGAGCCGGCCCTTCGTCGTACCGACCTGAACTATCGTGAGAACACCGGCAAGCCGTACAGTTTCTATTGGTCCGGAGGTGAGACGAAGGACTTGGGTTTTTATCTGGTGCCAGATGGGGCCACATATTACTATCGTTATTACTACGAGAAAGATGTGTCTGTAAGTGTAGAGTCAGATGTTGTCCCATTCGTCAGTACTGTGGAGGTCGAGGCTTTCACGGAGGCCGCAGCCCGCAGGTTCAAATACTTGCGCTCATCGCCAACTGTGCGTGAGGGCCTTTTCCCTGGTGGCTTATCTCGGGATGCAGTTATCCAAGAAGCTCGCTCAACCCTAACCCAACTCATGCGTTATAAGCCTGCCCCGACGACCTACGGGAGGCGGTTCAAATGACAGCCCGCCGTGAGCTACGTGGAGATGGAAGCTTTGATTTTGGTTTCGGCGCCGGGATTAACGAGCAGGACGAGTACAATATTAATATTCAGGAATGCTCTGAGGGCTTTAACTTTATTCTCGATCCTGTTGGGACAGTCTTTGAGCGCCGCTCTACACAAGATGTGGTCGCCACTGCCCCGAATGCAGGAACCATCACCGCCATAATGCAGCTGGTCAAGCGGGACGATACGCAGACTCAGTTGGTGGCATCGGACAGCATTATATACAAGTGGAATGGGTCTAGCGTTTTCAGTGATGTGACCCCCACAGTATTTGTTCCTGGGTCGCGTTTGAGGGCAGCACGCTGGTCCCTTCAAGACTACCTGGTTATTTCTGATTTGGATTTGGCGACACGCCTGCTGCAGTGGGATGGAACAACGTGTGATCGGTTGCCAACTGGGGTATCTATCGGTGAGCCTATGTCGGTCACAACTCTCACCCGCTCAGCATCTACGGCCACGGCGGTAACTGCAGGTGCGCATGGATACAACACTGGGGATTATGTAGTGGTCAATGGGGCAGACCCAAGCGGATACAATCTCGACTCACAAATAACCGTCACGGACTCTATCACCTTCACATACCCCGTGGATGCATCACTCACGACCCCAGCCACTGGAACAATCACAGCGGATGAGGCCAGTGTGGTTAAGGCCAAGCATGCCCTTGTACACAACGGGCGAATGTGGCTCTTTAACCTTGATGTGGACGGAACCGCTTTCCCCCAACTTTGTCTTGTGTCTGACTTCGAAGACCCCCAAAACTATGACAATGTGAAGCGGGCCGGCGACTCCTCTTTCACCACAGGTAACGAGGCTTTTTTCCTTGTGAGTCCTGATCTTAGGCCTATTATCAACGCCGACAGATTCTATGATCAGTTGGTGATAGCGACTAAGGACGGACAGCTATTTTCCCTTAGCGGAGATGATGCGACGAACTATGCGTTTGAGAGTTTCTACTCTGGGTCTGGGTCCGCAAGTGAAGAGGGCATGGCCAATATGGGAAACGATCTTGTTTACTTCAGGACCGGAAAGGCCATAGAGTCCCTGTTGTCCACTGATAAGTATGGTGATGTAGCTGCTGACGACCTTAGTTGGTGGATACCCACATCTGTGAAGCAGTTAAGTGCTCCGATAGCAATCTACGATCAGACCCAACAGAAGGTTTATTTCTTCGATGAGAGCCTTGAGGGGGTAATGGTCCTAGATAAGACCTTCATGAGCAGCGATAAGTTCACAAACCAGAGGCTTAGCCCTTGGTCGAAGTACGTAACTGCCATGAGTAATAACTTTATAACCAAAGTGGCAACACAGATAAGGGCAGCGGACGCCGAAACATTCACTGTTTACTGGGGTGACAGCGCCGGCGTAATATATAACATAAATGGCATTGGGGATTTTGGTGACGGGGGCACAACAAAGATAGACGTCTCTCGCAAGTCTCGTGTTATAACAGACCTCAACACCAACGATGAACTGACAGTCGGGCGTCTTGAATACCAGCGTAGCGACGAGGTAGACGTTGACCTTATCTTCGCTTGGCTTGATGAGCTAAACCTAAGCAACATAACCATAACACTAAAAGAGCCGGAGGGAGCTGCAGAGTTCTCTTATTTCGGTTCGTCGGATATTTATTGGGGGGACAGCGATCTATATTGGGGTGCAGATACTACTGTGGCCGATACAGAGCAACGCAGCAATCAGGGCTTCAGTGCAGTTGGAAGCTCGACCGGCTTTGTTTTAACAATTAATCTTTCCGTTACTGGAACATTCAAGATAGCGAGAATTTATGTATGAAGATACAGCAAAAGCGGCGTGAGCGGTTATTCGCAAAAGGGCGCCCGAAGATTAGAGACTATGAGCCAGAAGACATTAAGTGGTTGTGGGCAGTGGCTAGGTGGAGTGGTGGTGATGTTGATCCTAGTGTGTTTAGTGAAGCAGTAGAACAAACACTAAATGGGGCTGATAGGCATTATATTTTGGAAGACAATAATTCTGAGTTTGAGTCTGGCCATGGTCCCGTGGGTTTAGTGCTAGCTACCTTCGACACCTGGTCCCTTGCCCCTCATGTTGAATGGTTTCCTTGGGCATCAACACGAAATAAGCTGCGCTGTACCGTTGGGTTTTTTCAGAAGGAGCGTTATTCGCGTGGTACGGGCTGCATTAAGGTTTATACCATTGGGGATGTGCAGAAAGAGTGGTTTAAGGGACTACGCCGTTATGTCCCAATTTATTATGTTGGGAAAATACCAAATGGTAGAAGCAATGGGGATGAGCACACTTTTTATTTGAGAGGCAGAGAGTATGGCACAAGCAGCGGGAGCAGTAGCAGGATTGGCAGGGGGAATACTGGGCGGAGGCGGTGGTCAGGAAACCCAGTCATTTCAGGAGTCGAAATCAGCACCAGTGGTAATACCCAGGCAACCTCCAGTACTACCACAACTAACGACGGGGCAAGGCTCTCGGGTTGATGTAAGTGCGCTATCTAGCATTGGGTCACCACAAGCTGGTCCGCAAACTCCAGTGTTTGACCCCGGTGCGCCAGCTTTGCGGGAATTGTCTATTGACGTAGCGCTGGACCCTAATATCGCTGTTCGTCGTGGCCAAATTGACCAAGATATCGAAGGCATTAAAGGTCAGGTTCAAGGTACAATCGCTGGGATTCAACAGCAGATAGAGAATATCAATAATCTTGAGTTGCCGGAAGTTGACACAGCCCAGTTCGAACAAATAATGGAAGAGGGAGAACAGCAACGCAGTCAATTACTTGGCATTGATCAAGAGTTGGGAACACAGATCAATGCTCTGGAAGGGGCATACCGTCAGTTAGGGGAGAATAGTAATGCGTTTGTCGAGGCTCGCACCAGAGGTTTAATGGAAAGTCGGGAGAAGGCACGACGGGATGCAAGCCGCAGGGGTATCAGTGGCCCACTGGCAGCCCTGGCGACCAACCCGATTGATACTCAAATTGCCGATGAACGGTCGAAGGCGGCGCAAGATGTCCAAGAAGCGCAGCTGCAAATAAGGCAGGAGCAGCGGGCCCTCCAACAAACACGCCTCCAGGTCCAACAGCAGTTCGAGGAGGTTAGGCGGGGCCAGCTTACTGCTACGTCTGAGAAGTTTAGGCAGGCTGACGAACGATTTAGTACTGGAGTTAGTGGTGCGGTGTCAGCTGCAGGTTTACAAGAGCTTGTGCAAAGTGGATCGTCGATTTTAAGTACGCTGGCTAATGATCAAAGCGGACTAAACCAGCAGGCATTTGCACAAGAAATAGCAGAGCTTGGATTAGGTACTGAAATCTTCCAGATGATTGTCAATAGCCAATTGGTTACTCCGACCGCTCAGGTATCAGAGGCTACGGGTTCTTCCTTTAGCCAGCCTGCTAATGATAGATGGGATAAATTGTGGAGCCATTTTAAAGATTTTACTAAAGAGGGCATGATTAAGGGGGGAGGTTTACTTGAGCCGACATTAGCTCATATTGACCATACCTTCCTTGACGATGATTAGGGTGTAATCGATATGGCTCAGAACACGAAACTTAGGTTGCAGAGGTAATTATGGGATCGCAAGCGGGAAGCATCATAGAACAAA